GGCAACAATACCGTACAAGGAATTGATGATTGTAAGCACGCACAGGAAGTTCCAACTGTTCGTATTCCATACGATGTGATTGAATCATTTACTGATTTAGAGAATATACTTATGGGTGATCTGATGAACGCTAAGCCTGATATTGTCAAGAAAGAAATCAGTACAGATGATGCTATCAAGTTTCTTGAAGAGTCCTATAAGAACAATATACCAGTTGATTCTACTAACAATCGCGAATGTCTGAAAGCATTCGGTTTTACCTCAAAGGGAATTATTTCTCTTATTAAACGCGGAGTCGCTCATGTCGAAAAAATTGAGTGGAAATCCGAGTATAAGATGGCTGGACTGAATTGGATTGATTATACTGTTAGTACTCCAAATACAATGATGAAGACTCAGGTACAAACCTTCAATAACGAAGAAGGTTGGACTTCTTATTACACTTCCTCTGCTAACATAAAGATTGATGCTCTTCTCATCAAGCTGCATCAAGTATCTAAGGATGGGGTTAAGAAGGTTAAGATTGTTCTTCATCACCCTTCTCCTAAGGCAAAGATAGAGTGGGAAGATGTACTTAAACCACTTTGGTTTGGGGAAGATGGAATCATTGATACGGTACTGGATGATAAATTCACAGTAGATTTTTTTGTGATGGATTGTACTTGTCCAGCAACTCCATAATTAGGAAGATTATGACACTAAACGGAGTATATCACATAGCAAAGATTGGGGATATAATATATAGTTTACCTGCTGTTTATTTGAGAGGTGGAACTAAGTATTATAAAATCAAAAGGGAAGGGGTATGCGAATACCTCAAACCTTTATTAGAAGCTCAACCTTACATTGGTAGGGTTGAGTATTCCTCAAACGGGAATGATTGTGAGCTGGATTTCAGTAACTATCAGGCATTGTATAAGTTATACCTTAGAGGTAACTTAACGTATATGCATTTGATATGTGCTGGTATCCGAGCTCATCATTTTCCATTAAAGATTAGTAAGTTGTCAATAAAGTCAGACCATTTATCCTATGGTAATGTAGAGATTGACTTAGATACCCATAGAAATATACCAATTTGGTCTGATGAAAAACCATGGCTTACTAATATCGAACCTAATCACGTTGCAGATATAATTATTAACATTACAGATAGATACCATGATTGGAAAAATCAAGGCTCTAAAGAACATGATTTTAGAAACTTTGATTATACATTATGTAAGGATTATGATTGTGGTTTTATCGGGTTAGATAATGAATACGATTTATTTGTTGATAGATATAAGTTTGAACCAAAACGTATTGTAGTGAAGGATGCTTTAGAAACTGCACAAATCATAAAAGGTTCTAAGCTATTCGTTGGTAATGCTTCATCAGCAAAAGCAATTGCAGAGGGAATGAAACATCCAACGCTCATGGAGATTTCTAAAACATATCCAGATTGTATTCCTATGCATAAACATGGTTATCATTTTATATCAAAGGAGTTGGTAGAACATTATTTAACCACTAATATACCTTATGCAGAGTTTCCAATAGTTGAACCTAAACAAGTGGTTAAACCTAAACAAGCTTTAGAGGGGTTTTTTACATGACTGATAAATGGGTACAAGTTTTTATATTTGTATTAGCATTTCTAGCTGTGGGTGCTATCGTATATGAGATGATTGACATTGCACAAACTTGTCAATGTGTTAGTCTATAACGGATTGCTGTATAATCTGTATAACGGAACTATATAGGACGGGGGTTCGATTCCCCCCGGCTCCACTTACGGGGCTGACTAGGTTTCGACTGTATACGGAAGGTATACGGACAGCACCGAGAAGAATGATGGCTCGGTTATCAATCATTCAAATGTTAAACGCTAATGATTACGATTTAGCTATTGCTGCGTAGTTAAGCAGCTAGGGTTTGGCAGTTTTCCTAGTAACAGAAAAACTGCTACTTTTTCCTTGACTTTGGTTGAAAAGTATGGTATAATATATATAACAATTGAGTAATGCGGGAGTAACTCAGTGGTAGAGTATCACGTTGCCAACGTGAAGGTCGAGAGTTCGAGCCTCTTCTCCCGCTCCATTAAGGAAAATATGATTAATTTAAAAACTGAAAATAATAGAGATATCTTTATATATGATGACGTATTTGATAGTCATCAAGTACAGAAGATGTATTATTTTATTTTAAATTCAAGCTATAACTTAAAGGTGAATGATGACGATTTTTTAGAATACAAAACTAAGTTCTCTAATACTTTTGGTTGTTCTTATCCCAGAAGTGATGCTGAGAGATTCAAAATAATAGAATATTTACCAACTGATATAAAGAAGAAATTTAATATCTCATTGGATACTTGTGGTAGATGTCTTGTTAATACTATCACTCCTTTAGATACTCATTATCCACATGACGATGCTGGGTCAGGATTAATGTGGAAAGAACATGGCCATGGACTAGAAGTTAAATGGAGCTTCTTGTATTATGCAAATTTGAAATGGGATTTAGAATGGGGTGCTGATACATTATTTTTAACAGATGATAGAACAAGGATATCACAAATAGCACAGTGTATCCCGAACAGGATAGTTATATTTGATCCTAAAATACCACACTTGATAAGACCAGCTACGATGGCAGCAACACATTATAGGTGGTCTATTAATATGGTTTTTACTGATTAATATTCTTCCTTGTATAACGAATACCATTATGATATAATGGTTATATTGAAGTGATGAATAGTTCATCACGAAACTTGATTTTAACTTGGAGATTTATTTTATGCGTAACACTAAGACTGTTGGACAACCAAAAGTAGGAATGAAGAATGCTAGACAGATTACCCGAGCAGAGGCTGATGTAACTGGTCTTCCACGTTGGGTGAACATCTACACTTCACCTGCAACTGGTGAGACTGCTTTTAAGGATTGTGACCTTGAAGGTGGAGCAAAGGATGTCTTTGCTTGTCGTAAAGCCCTTACTGCACATTGGGGTAACTAAGAGTTAGGGGATGGGCAACCATCCCCTTTTTTCATTATGAAACTATTATTACTTATATTATCTTTGTTCATGTTGAGTGGTTTTTCTACTAAACAGGAAACAACCTGTCTGGCATTAAACATTTACTTTGAAGCCCGTGACCAAGTTACTAAAGGACAAATGGCTGTTGCTCTTGTGACTATAAATAGAGTCAACAGTAAACGATTTCCTAATACTATTTGCAAGGTTGTTAAACAAGCAAATTGGAAAAATGGGAAAATTGTTAGAAACAGATGTCACTTCTCTTGGTATTGTGATGGTCTAACAGACCAGCCTAAAGATAAGATTGCTTGGAAGGTTGCAGTAACTATTGCAAAAGCAATGTTAGAATTGCCGGGAGTACATATTAAAAACTATGGCGAACGATGGAAGGTCAGTGATTTTTTAAATGGTGCTACTCACTATCACAGGAATGATGTTGACCCATATTGGAATCGTAATATGTTGGTAGTGGCAACTATCGGTGAACATATTTTTTATGTTGATCCTTACAGGTAAACTTTAATGGAAAGGGAAAATCCTATGTCTGGTAAAGAAGAACGAATTGTACCCTCTCCCGAAGATAAAGGTGTATATCTTTTTATGAGTGAGGTTAGTCAAGAAACTTGTAAAGACTTGATTAGCTTTATCTTAACAAAGAGTTGGTCTAGTCCAAGACCTAAATCTTTGCAAATCATTATCAACTCACCCGGCGGTGATTTGTCTGCAGCCTTTGCAGTCATTGATATAATGAAAGGTTGTCCTATACCTGTACATACTACTGGTCTAGGTCAGATTGCATCAGCAGGTTTTATGATATTCATTGCCGGAGAAAAAGGTCATAGAGTATTAACACCTAATACTTCTATTATGTCACACCAATTTTCTTGGGGTAGTTGGGGCAAAGAACATGAGCTTGTTGCAGTAGGTAAAGAGTTTGAACTTACAACCGAAAGGATGTTGAATCATTATAAAAAGTGTACAGGTCTGAATGAAAAACAAATCAGACAATATCTATTACCAGCAACCGATGTTTGGTTGGGTGCCAGAGAAGCAAAGAAACTTGGCATTTGTGATTCAGTAAAGGATATAAAATGAGCATTAATATCAATGAAACATTAGATGCAATGGTAAGAGATAAGAAGATATCTTACATGGAAGCTATTTTAAAATACACAGACGATGTTGATTGTGAAATTGAAATGGTTGCCAAGATGTTAAACAGGTCTATCAAAGATAAGATAGAAGCAGAAGCATACGAACTTAACATGATGAAAGATCGAAGTTCTAAGCTTCCTTTGTGATGTAAGTGATGATAGTTTGGAATGATACTACGAAATATAACGAAATAACAGGAGACTTAAATATGTCGAGTTTTAAAGATTTAAAGAACAACAGAATGTCTAATTTACAAAACCTCACGAAGCAAGTAGAGAAGTTAACAGAGAAACCATCTTATACAGATGATCGTATCTGGAAGCCAGAGAAAGATAAAACAGGTAACGGTTATTGCGTTATTCGTTTTCTTCCTGCTCCTACTAATGAGGATGTGCCTTGGGTTCGTATTTGGACTCATGGTTTTAAGGGGCCAGGTGGTTGGTATATTGAGAATTCATTGACAACCCCACGGTCAGATGCACCTAGTGGCAGTGATGACCCTGTATCTAAAGCAAATACAATGCTGTGGAATTCTGGTATTGAATCAGACAAAGGTATTGCTCGTGACCGTAAGCGTAAGCTAAGTTACTATAGTAATATTCTTGTCATTGAGGATAGTATCAATGCTCAGAATGAAGGTAAAGTATTTTTGTTTAGGTATGGTAAGAAGATTTTCGAGAAAATCGAAAGCAAGATGAATCCAGAGTTTAAGGATGAGACACCTATTAACCCATTTGATTTCTGGGCTGGTGCTGATTTTAAATTGAAGATTCGTCAGGTCGAAGGTTATGCAAATTATGATAAGTCAGAGTTTGCTACACCTGCTCCACTGTTTGACGGCGACGATGCTAAACTTGAAGAGTTGTGGAAACAACAGCATTCTCTTCAAGGTATTCTTGCTCCTGAAAACTTTAAGAGTTATCAAGAGTTGGAGGCACGTTTCAATACTGTTACTGCTAATCGTGGTGGTAATGATTACAATGAAACGATTGAGGAAAGTTCTAGTGAACCGATTGCATCTACGGATGCGGAAGGTGATAACACATTAGAGTACTTCAAGAAGTTAGCTGAGCAATAATTAATATTGGGGGAAGTGTTTTGTTATAATGGTGTTGAACCATTAGTATGTTGGTGTCGAAGACTCGCGACTAGATACCTTGTGAAACCGTATCGGTACACTTCCCCCTTTATTTTTATCTTCTGCTATTTTTACCTTCCTTACTCCCATCTGCTGCTGATCCAACAGCATTGATATTAGTTGGGCCAACATTAGTCTGGGTATTATTAGTATGATGTACTATTGTATTACTAGTACCACCCTTACCAACCATTGCATTAGACAATCCATCTTGTGCCGTATTTAAAGCTTGTGATTTTGCATATCCATTAAATTTAGCTTCAAACTTAGCACTTGCATCAGCTGAAGGTTTTGTATTTTTATTCCCAGTATTAATATGAATATGGTTCCCTTCACCAACAGCGTAACCACCCTCTCCGAGATTTCCATTCAAAGATTCTAAAAAACTATTTCTCTTACCAGTATTTGATCCAATACTTTTAGGATAAGAAACATCTATAGCATTACCTGATTGATGTCTTGATGCATGAGTCTCTAACCACTTCTCTGTAGAAGAATCGTTACTAACACCATAGTTAGATTTATAATTCTCAGGATTATTCTTTCTCATATTTTCCATTGCTTTTGTTTGTGCTTTTTTGTTACGAAAACCAGAAGTGATTCTCATATCTTCGCCCTGATTGGCAAACGCACCACCAGACATATGAATCATATTTGCAAGGTCTGGATTAATTGCTGATGACATCTCTACATTCTTTTGTATTCGCGGAGATGCATAAGTCAATTTCCGAACAGCAGATGATTTTTGTTTTTGTTTTTCTTTTTCTTTTTCTTTACCGTCATCACTACTAAACCATGTGCCAGGAGCATACCAAGTAGATTCACCTCTTGCTGACTTTTCTGCTATTTCTGCATTTTTCTTTTTTTGTTTATCTAGGTTTTCTTTTTGTATCCTCTCATTATTTTCCTCAGCTTCCTTCTTCCATTTTTCGTCACCAGTAAAGAAAGCCACGGCATCGTCCCATAATGTAGAAAATCCAGTAACTATTTTGTCAGACAACATTTTTGCAGTATCCGGTGACAGTAGACCCATTGACATAACTTCCATAAATGATGATATTCCAGCAATCCATATTGCTTTAACAGAACCACCAGCTTCATATTCATCATATGCTGATTTCATCCCTGCACCAACAGCAACTGCAAGTCCTAATATACCAGCACCCTTTGCAACACCAAGAAGTCCTTTTGTGATTGGGCCTAGGGGAACCCCAAACATTGCACCACCTATAGATTTAGCAATCGAACCTATAAGACCTCCAGCACCCTTTGCACCCATTAATGCTATTTTTAACGGCCCAGTAAGTAAAGAACCAATTGGCCCACCAATGATTTTTCCTAATATAAACAATCCAGCAATAGATTTAAATATTCCTCCTATATTACTTAAAAAGCCACCTTCTTCACTACCAAACCATTCTTCCCACTTTGCTTTAATATCTGTACTTAATGAACCATCATAACCCAATAGTTTTGCACCCCAATCCATTATACCAGCAGCAGTATATATAGCAAATTCTCCGATGGTTCTAAATGCACCGAGGATTGACATAAATTTTCCACTCATATCTTCTTCCATAAATCCTTCAAAATTCTTTGATACACCTTCAAACATCTTACCAATTCTTTCGAGTTGTTCTTTAATGAATACTATAGTTGCTGGAAAGACAGTTTCTTTAAACCAATCAATTATAGGAAGCATAAATTTCTTAATACCTTGCCATGCCTTTTTAAAGGATTCCCACATTTCTTCAAGGTCTTTCATATTCATTTGTGATATCATAGCTGCGACAGCAATACCAATTAACAGAAATTGTCCCTTAATTACATTGAAAACTTTTTTGATTGTTTTTCCAATTCCACCAAAAGCACCTGAAATATTATCCTTATTTACCACTTTACCAAACATATCTTTCAATGATTTAAGAAATCCTTTTCTTTCTCGCGTAGCTTCTATCGTTTTTTCTTTGGTATCTTTAGTATTATCTGTTGATTTGGTATCTTCTTTCGATAGACGATCTGCTTGTTTCATTTGCAATTTAGCTATATCTAGCATCATTTTACGAGTCGAAGATGCATCATCAGCGGACTTCTGATTTCCTTCCCGTATAACTTTTGTTAACTCATCTAAAGATTTATTGGAATCGTTTTGTGCCATTCTACTTACCTTGTTAGTTAAGTGTTATTTTGTTTGTTTATTCTTTGTGTTTCCTCTGCCATGTGTTTTGCTAATAATGCAACATATATTCCTCTTTCCCACGGTAACATATTTTCTAACTCCGTGAGAGAGTAGTTGTGATGTTGCATCATAGCAAAATTGGTATTCATCATATTAGCTAATGATTCATCACAGAGGACTAATCGAAAAAAGACTGAAGGCCCTCCAGTACAATCTCCTCTTTATATCCACAGACAGATTTCTTTTTTTTCTCTTTATAGGTACAATTTAGGTTAATCTTATGTTGTAATTTTGGCATTGTATCAAAGAATTTAGATACTTTTTTGAATTGAAAATCTGTTAAAGATTCTATAAAGTCTTGTAGCTCTTTTTCTGTATGGTCTTTAGAGGAATACATTGTTTCACTGTCGTAGATATAATCAATACATAATCTTATACTTTTAAATAATGTTTCAACATCATTTTGTTCTTCATCTTTTTCAATCTTTGACTGCATTAGAATATTCGGATATTTCATAACAAGTCCTATACCATTATCTAATTCTATTTTCTTTTCATGGTCTTCATAAGTTTTAACTTTGATATCTTCTAAGTTTACATCTACATTCAAAGCATTAGAACAATCAGGACAGGTATACTTTAGTTCAATCATTTCACCCTTTGCTCTTCCTCTCAACCATAGAAAAACATATTCGATATCGAATATTGGCATATCATCAATATTAACATCACCAAAGATACAGTTTTTAAGAACATTCTTTGTTGCTGTTACTATTTGTTGATCTTCTTTACTCTCAATAGCTAAGAGGAGTAGTTTCTCTTCTTTAACTAAGAAAGGTCTATATCGTAATTCTTTACCGTTTGAAGGTAATGTTAAACTGTACTCTGGTATTGCAAGGTTTGGTAATCCCATTTCAATGACTCCTTAATATAAAATTATATTGTTTATAATTATAATAATCTTCCTGCTACATTAACTCCGCCAATATTGACTGCTGAACTAACTCTTAATGATTTGAATGATGTACTTAATTTTCCTTCTGCATTTTGTGTTAGTGTGCTAGTTTTATCAAGGAAAGAGTTTACTAAACTTTCAGGACTTGCTTCAGTATTATCACCTAGTAATCCACTTAATAATCCACTAGCAGTAAGTTCTTTATCACCAAAAACTTGTTCATAATATCTATAGGTAAATACTACAGATATTGACATGACCTCATCATTAGCACCATAACTTAAATCTATAGCTCCTACACTTTTTGGGTATGCATCAAATAGTGTTGTTGTTAAAACTTTCTTTTGTTGTCGGTCTATATTTTTTATTGATATTTGAGCTGCATAACTTTTATGATATCCAACATGATTATTAATAGGACTTACCATTAGACTCATCCAATTCTGAAAAATCTCAAGTTCTTTCATATCACTATTACAATAGAATTGCATTGTAACATCGGCATATGTTTTTTGATATGCTATAGAACTGTAACCAGCTTGGGTCGTGTCCTTTTCAGTAGTAAGAATCTCTAAGCCTGGAACTTGACAGGTATGACAACTTATATTTAATCTTTGATTTATATCATTCTTACTTGTTCCTGCACCCCTTGGTGATATTTCTACTTCAAATAGATTCGGTCTAGCGAATGACTTCATATTAGCTGCAAAATCACTGATTGTATTACGCATTTTCTACTCCTGTTATAAATACTTTTAACCGTATAACATATTTATAAGACATATATGAAAAAATACCCTAGAGTTGGAAAATATAAGGTAAGAAATAAGGAGAAATATGTAGGTAATCTCCAAGAATGTGAGCATAGGTCACGCTGGGAGCTCATCTACATGAAGTATTTAGACAGCAATCCTAACGTCCTTGAATGGGGCTCTGAGACTATCATAATACCCTATTATCACCCGATAGACAAGCGTACAAGACGTTATTTTGTGGATTTCTACGTCAAGGTAGTCACGAAGACAGGAAGGGCAAAGAAGTACATTATAGAGATAAAACCCTATAACCAGTGTTTCCCCCCTAAGAAACCTAAAAGACAGACTATAACCTACAAGAACAAGATCAATGCTTATGTAATGAATCAGGCTAAATGGAGTGCAGCCAAGAGATATGCAGAGAAACGTGATTGGGAATTTGTAGTTATTACAGAAAAAGAATTAGGTATCAAGTAAATCTCTTATAAATACATACAATGGCAACTACAGCAAAACTAAATATAATAGAGGGGGAGAAGGTTTCAACTCTTTTCTCTGGTAATATGTATTTCTATAAGTATAAGGCTGAGCCGACTGAGATACTATACGACAGATTTCCTCTTATCTTTATGATTCGTAAAAAGGGAATGCTCTTTGAGGGAATCAATTTTCATTACATACCAGTTAAGTGGCGGATGCCTTTATTTGAGGATATGAAAATATTCTTTGATTCAGATGAAATACAGGAAGATACTAGATTAAGAGTTAAAGCATTTAGAAATATCATATTAACTAACATGAAGTATCGGTTTGCTAGAATAGCAATACACAGATATCAAATGAATAATATCAGATCAAAAGTTCTTATGATACCTCCTAAAGA